GAAAAAAATTCTACGAGCGTATACAATATTATTCAATCTGCTTTTAAAAAAAAAATCTTTTGAGTCTAAATCAAAATAATTCATTATTACCAGTTTTAAAAAGTCTAGATCTTTACTTTGCATACATCCTTGATTAATTGGTTTTTCTTTTCATTTTTAGCCTCAATGTATTCGTTAAAAATATCTGTGATTCTTTCAATATCTTCTTTTACATTGTCTAAATTTAATTGTAATAAGTCTTTAATGACTCTATAACCGTTTAACACTGTTGCATGGTCACGATTTACCCTCTTACCAATAAATATAGTGCTGTTTTTAGTTAGATTTCTACTAAGATAATAGAATATACCCCTTGCATTTACTAAGTACCTTAAACGGCTTCTACTCATAAATTCTTTTTCAGTTATTTCATAGTACATTAATACAGCATCAATAATTAATTCTATTTTCTGTTTATCGAAAATACTAGCATTGTTTTTTTTAAAGTAATTGGTTACTTCATAAAAATCAAACCCCTGCTCAAAAAGAGCAAAGGCTTTATAAAGGTCATTCTCTGAATAAATCATTTATTGCTAAAGGTTTTTGTATTTAAATAGTCTGTTAATATTGTTTTCAATATCCGTATAAGTATTTCGCAGCCTGTTAGCTGTTTGAAATGCTAGGAGCTTTACATCATCTTCTTTAAATTTAGCATCTTTTAATTCACTTTCAAAGCTACTTAGTGAACTTGCGAAAATTAAGAATGCGTGTTCTAAATCATTTAAATCTTTCATACTTGTAATTTTATTTGTTTAAAATTGTTCGATTATATCCCATAAAGCCTCAGCCTTAGTAATGTATTCTGATGCCTTTTTTTGGTAAAAGTTTTTCATAACACTCTCATCTTCTGGAGTCATTTTATAAGAATCTAATGCCTCTTTACACATATCAACGTAGTTTTTGTGTTTTGCTTTAGTGTAAGCTTTAATTTCTGAAATTTCCATAATGTTTGATTTAGTTGTTTTGTTTAATCAAATATAGTAATAAATTTCTAATACAAAACTATTAGGCAAAAAAAAAGGTAAAAAATTAATTTTACCCATTTTGTAGACTAGATTATCTCCTTATTTTTATAATGGTAATATAGTAAATTTTACTCTAGGATTCTCTTTATCTAGGTGTTTTTTTGCAACTATCTCTAAACACTTATTATCGTTTTTGATAGCTCCAGCTTTTTGCAAACAGTCTAAAACCACTTTTAAAGAATTATCTAAATCAGGTCTGCGACTATCATAATAGACATCAATAACAAATTTAAAATTACTTTCTATTATGTCATACCTATAATTTAACATCTGGCCCATAAAACTATCTTCATAGCTTTTAAGATGCTTTTGCTTTCCTAGTGAACATCTATTACCTAATCTGATAACCTTATAACAGTTGCTTTTGGAAGGGCAGTTACCCATTATTGTGTATTCTTGAATCTTCATACTCTTTGCGTAATATACTAATATCTTGAGTAATACTAGTAATCGCATCTCTCATAGTATCAAAGTAGCTTTTAACCTTTCTATAAAGAGCCTCACTCTCTCCCTCATCAACTCTAAATTTATAGGCTTTTAATTCAGATTTTAATTCAGCTTTAGAGGCAGTATCACCATCTTTCATAAATATTAATTTACTTTCTGCTGTGTTTCTTTTTCTAAAATTATAGCCTTTATTATATTCACCTAAGGCATAGCCTACAACCTCGCTAAATCTAAATGAATAACCTACTAATAAGCGTTTTGCATTTATTAATCTGGTAATATCTTTAAACTCTTCGTCTAAAGAAGAATAGCCCTTAATAATAAGAGCTATTTCTTTAATTAATTTATCAATTTCTTTACTATCCATGATTAAAACGGTAAATCATCTTTAACGGTGGTGTCTAGTTTTACTGTTGGTACAGCATCAGCATTATCAGGCTTGTAAGTATTAACACTTGCATAAGATTTACCACTCTTACCAACTTTTAAATCTAGGTTTATCCATTCGTCATTTTTACCACTCAACCAGCTTACTAATTCAGCTCTTTTAAGTGATAAGCTACCTTTAACGAAATCAGGTGCATTCTCTCTGGGTAGTTTAAAAATTAATCCATCGGGGAACTCTAAGTTATTATCCATAATTGTAAAATTTAATTGTTTATTAATCTTTGCATATCATCACTTAATACAGTTGTTATAATTACACCATGTATATCATGAGTTTTCTTTTCTAAAAGTGTTTGTACTTTTAATGCAGCTGGTGTTATCTCTTTATCTGAAGATTGTAAAAATATTTCAGTATCATCAGGTAAATCATTTAAAACCTCTATTAATTCTTTTACTGTATGTAACATAATTGTAAAATTTAATTTATTGTTTTTCTGTTAAATTGTTGGTCTAAATCAGGTATTTTATTATTATTTAAAATTGTTATTATCTCGTTAGCTCTATCACTTGTTAATGATGAATTATCTAAATACTCTTTTAAATATCCATTTACCTCATCACTATCAATGTAAAATCTATGTCTATTCGTTTCTAACAAATCTTCTAAGGTATCTAATTGATTCCAGTCTGCATACTCCTCAAAAGGGTCAAAACACATAACTAACCTTTCTTAAATGACTCGCTTTCATCCTCTCCAAATACTCCATGCTCATACATACCCATGATTTTAAGAACGGCCCTACTAAACGCTCTCTTCTCTGCCATTTCGGCAACATACCAAGTATTGGTACTTCCATCTTTATGAGATTGACCTTTTAAGGCACTTCCATAAGTTTCTACATAAGCATCATCTCTTTTCGCAATAGCCTTAACTACACAAAAGTTAGCTTCGCATTTTTCAAGAATGTAATTAATAACTATTTTATTATTTGCCTGTATCTTTTCAATACCAGACCTAGTTATTATCGTGTAATGTTGATGTTTAAAGAAATCTTCTTTAGTTAAATTGTTCTCTCTAAAAACCTTTGTTAAAAAATCTTTTTTAGTTAGTCCTGTTGCCATTGTTTTTTGTTTATTGTTATTGTTAATTCTGCTTCTTCATTGAAACTCTTAATACATTGTGATAGCTTTTTAGCTGTGCTTATAAGGCTTTTCTTTTCTTGGTGTACAACTACGTTATCATGTCTATTAGATAGCTTCTTAACATCTCTAATGCTATCTGCTAGCTCTTTGTTTGACTTGTGGGAGTTCCTATGTAGAAACTCCCCTAAATTTAAATTTTCCATTGTGTGTGATTTAATCGTTAATGTTTGTAAAGTTCATTATAATCTATGTGATATTTAATATCACTTTCTATTAAATCTTTTATCGTTTGTCTATGATGCTCAGTTACTCTAAAAGGTTTATTATCTAAAAAGTAATAAGCATCAATATCATCTACATCGTGTTCAAAATCATACGACCATGCATCAGGTGTAAAATAATCTCCTTTTGAATGTTCAACATCTGTAATGTTAAAATCAAAATTAAAATTAATGATTAAATCAATCCCGTTAATATCACAACTACAAGTAGCTGTTAAATCATCAAAGTCTAAATCAAAAGAATAATTTTGTGCTGTTGTGTTAAAAGTTATCATGTCTGTTTGTTTTGTTGTTTAGTATACTACAAATATAATACTTTTTTAATACCCAACAAAATTAATCAAACAAAATCTAATAAAATTTTAATATCATGAGGTGCTGGAGATTTGCCTCCAAAGTAAGGAAAAAGAAACTTACCTATCCAGTATGTTCTATGAGCTTTAATTCTTAGTTTATTAAACTGACCTATCTTAACAGTATCAAAGTGTTTTTGTATTCTAACACCATGAATATATTTGTAAGTATAAAGCTTTATTCTATCTTTTTTAGCACAATACCTCCAGCCTATTCTTACACTACTTCTATGATGCCATAAAGCCCCAAAACCAACTAATTTATTAATCTGTTCTGTTAGTTGTTCATCATCAGAAACATATCTACATGATTTAGTAAATTTAAAAACAATGGTTATTTCTCTGCATTTAAAGAAAGGTCTAAATTTAAAACCTGAGTAGTGCTTATTTTTTTTTATTGAATAGGCTTTTAATCCCCACATAAAGCATAAATAAAAGGTAAATGACTGATAGTATTGCTGGTATTACAAAGAGCCATAATACTACTTCTGTATAAATTTCAGAATCTATAAAATAAGAGCCTAAAATTAATAACCAGAATACTAATATACTTACTATAATAATTGTTTTTTTGTTCATCTTTTTATTTTAAAATTAATATTAAATTTTTTTTATTAAATCAGCTACTAATTTCCAATCTAAATCAGTTGATTTGTTTTTATTTTTATACAAATCCCTTAACGCATCTAAAGCTGTTTTAATATTATCTTTTTTAGTGTTTTTTGATAACTTTATGTTTTTTGGTAGTCTATCTGTTAAATCCCATTCAATAACATTTTTACCTGTAATACTACATTTTTTTTCTCCTTTTTCATAAATTACATCTAACTCTCTTAGTTCAGTAAATCTTGCTCTCGATTGTGATAAGACATTAGAGCTATTTAATATTGAATGCATAGCTTCAGCACTTGTGCAAGGTGCATTTTTCAAAATCGCTTCATAAACTTGCAATCTTCTCTTAGTTAGTAATCCGTTTTCTTTTATCTCTTTATAACAGCGTATTGATGTATCTCTAATACTCATATCTATTTATTTACTATATTTTTTTGCGTATAATATTGCCTAATATCATTGTTTTATATTTTTTTACGTATAAAAATAAGTTATTCATTTACTCTGTTTTCTGCATATTCTTGCATTGCTCCTACTATCATACTTAAATTATCCTTAGATAGCTTTTTAAACTCATCTAAGCCCATGTAAGCAATTAATGTACCCTCGCATTCATCTATCTCCTGTTGTTTCTCTATCTCTTGTAAATGCTCATGATATAATTGATATTTATCATATGCTAAATTTTCAGCGTGTTCTCTTTGGTATTTCTCTTGTAATCTACTCATGACGTTTGTTTTTAATATTAATATTTAGTTATAAAGAAGAGCCTAAACTAACTCTTCTCCTTTGATTTGTAATTTAGTTACTGTCTTTAGGTTTATCATTCTAAAACCGTTTTTTTGCATATCCCAAACAGGTAGTAAACCTTTCTCAATAGGATTGTAAGCCATTCCAGTACCTTTAACACCTTTTTTAACGTGTAGTCTAGCTGTCATATTTCTAATTGAACCATCTTTTTTAATAAACTCTACGCTAAAAATAGTGTTGTTAGCTGTTTGAATCTCCTCTAATACTTTTGTGAACTTTTCCATAATGTTGTTTTGTTTTGTTGTTTAATCAAAGATAATACTTTTTTAATACAAATAACGAATAAAAGTAATATTTTTTTAATATTTATTTTTAAGCCAAAAAAAAGGAGGGTAACAACTCCCCCCTAAAACAAAACAAACATAAGCCTAAGAATAGGCTAGAAAATCTTAATTAATATCTTTAAACAACTCTATAAAAGTTTCTTCGCTTATCACTCCAGCAAGTACTAAGATAGCTAAAACAATAATAACACCTAGAGCAATTTTCTTTTTATCAACCTTTACTTTTCCAATCTTTTCAATACCATTAACAACCGTTTTGACAACTTCACCTTTCTTAAATAATCCTTTTGCAATACCTATAAACTTTTTCATTTATCCGCTTTTTTATAAACTGTTTTACCTTTTACCTTTTCGGCTATTAATATCTGATTTCTGTTTTTATCACTATAACTAATATGAATCCACTTAGGAACATCATTGACAGGGTATTCTATAATTAACTGGTCAAACTCTATTTCATTTCTAAATGATAGATTAATAATTTCATCTAATAATATAGCGTTCTTTTCCTGTCCTGTTATCCAAAGTTCAATATCTGCTGCTTCACCTTTTACGTGTTGACTCTTACTACTCCCTCCAATGGCCTTATTAAGCTCTTCACATCTATATCCGCTAGTAACCCTAACAGGCATTTCTAAACTATCTCTAATCGGTTGTAAAACCTTTCTACATAGTCTAGTTAAATTATCAATAACCTCTTTTGATGGTTTGTATTGCTCTTCTATACCTCTACGATTTGCGGTATTACTTTTGAGCATTTCTGATAAACTAAAACTATTGCTTAACTTCATTTGTTATCATCCATTTTGCTTAGTATTCCTTTTATCTCTCCAATATCAGCAGCAATACATTTGATATCATTCTCAACTCTTCCAATTTTATTTTCAAGCTTTGCGTAGTTTTCTTTTTCTACTTCTTTAATTGCCTGAACATCTTTTTCTAACTGCACGATTAATAAAGTGTTTTTTTCGGTCTTATTATTAAATCTTATAAAAGCTGATAAAATACCTATAAATAAAGCTATAAATTGTAATAAAAATTCGACCGTTAAAAATTTCATGATATTAATTTATTCTTCTTTTATAATTGCTTTTAATACTGTTATGGCTTGGTTAATTTGCTCAATATACATTCTTGCATCATTTCCAGTTAATCCTTTAGGTAAATCAGCCTTAAAAGCTAACTCACTTAATATGTTTAATGCTTGTTCTTTGTTCATTTAATCTTCGTTTACTAGTTCAATATTTGCTACATCTAAACCAAAAGTATCTGCTATTATTTTCTTCTGGTCATCCTTGTAAGTTTGATAACCCCAATTAGGAACATCAGCAATAGGATAAGTAAAATTAATCATTCTTTCACCATCTTTAGACGCTTTGAAGAAATAAGCACCGTTTAAATAGTTATCTTCTGAATAATAGATATTATATTCAGCTTGTAAAAGTCCTGATGTTTCAACCCCTTGAGCAGTTACAAATACTTTCATAATTGGGTCTGTTACAGTAACTCCAAAATCAGCGGTTATCTCTCCTGTGATTTTATAATATTCTTTATTTTTTATCATCGTATTTTTTATTAAACTATTTTTAAAGTTCCTGAATCGTTGTAAATATCACCAATAGATAAACCTGTTGCACTAGTTGGTAAATTAGGCATATTAACATTTGCATTTAAAAGAGTATTTCCTTGTAATGAAACATCCTCCGTACCAATCTTTGTAGTGCCGTTTAAAATTACATGGCCATTTACAGTAAGTTTTGCGGCTGGTGTGTCATTTGTTCCTATACCTATGTTAAAACCTATTGTATTATTTCTATCTAGGATATAATCTAAACCTGTTGTAATTCTGTAATAATCCTCTGCGGTGTATGTTCCTCCGATATTAAACCTTAAAATATAACTATGACTAAACCTAGAAACATAATCAAAAGTAGCCGTTTCAGTATTTCCTAACGATGATACAAAATTATGTGCTAAAATACCCCCATTTTTTGAAATGTAATTTAAAATAGAATCATCTTTTAACGTCAATCTTGATAACCTTGTATCTGTTCCCGCCGTATTTGAATAAAAGTTATCAATTGAAGATTTAATTCCGGCACTCCCTTGTGATGTTAAAAGTCTTGTTGAGTTGGTATAACCGGAAGATGTCGATTGATTGGTTAAAAAGTAATAATTTTTGGTTGTATTACCTGTTATTTTCATTTCACCTCCGCTTGAGGCATCAAAATTTAAAATTTTCCCGTTGAAATTATAAATACTATTTACCCCCTGTACAATATCCCCATTATTTCTGAAATCCCACAAAACTGCTGGCGTGCTATCTCCATCGTAAATTTGTAATGCTGATGAAGTTGATAAAGTATCTGCACCTTTTATTAATGTGTGACCTTGTAGGCTTATTTTTTCACTTCCAACCCGTGAAACAACATTTTCACCAATTAAAGCCGAAAAACCGTCTTGACCTAAATATGAATTTCCTAAGTTTGCCGTTCCATCTGTCGCTAAACTAAAAACTCTAAAACCCGCATTACCTGAGCTAAATTGATAATTATGAATACGCCCTACGTTGTAATTTCCATTAGCTGACGAAAAATCGATATACCCACCACAACCAGAAACACCACCGCTATGATTTGCTTTTATTTCTAAAACTTTTTGCCCACTACTAACGGCACTTGATGAGTTTTTTAAAATAGCATACCCCGTGTTTGCGGTGCTAAATGTTAATGTTTTATTACTTAAATCAACCGTCCTATTCCCCGTTATAGAATCATCAGCAGTATAAATAGTGTTGCCACCACCACCACCGCCACCAATAGCAGCCCACGCAGTACCATTAAAGAACTTTAAACTATCAGCAGTCTTATCATAGCATAAACTACTCTTTTGAGGTGTTAAGCTATTCCATGCAGTACCGTCATAACGTACCCAATCTTGTAAGGCAACAGAACCCCAACCAGCATTAACACTTGCACCACTAGATAAAATGTAAATGTCACCCGTAGAAGTTGTAGGAGGAGCAACACTACCATCAACAAAGTTTAAAGCTCCCGGAAGTAAAAGCTCATCAATACTTTCTAACTCTCCTTTTTCATTCTTAAAAGCATAGTCTCCATTATTAGCACTAGGAAGCCATTTAGGAACATGAATGTCAGCACTAGCCGAAATATTTTTATGTAGTATCGCCATATCTTAATAAAATATAATGCCTTTTTTATTTACTTGTGGAGGTGTATCACAGTCATCAAATAATGGAAACTTTGTACTATCTAACTTCTTTTCCTCTTTGATATAATCAATCATATCTTTTTTCCAAAAGTCAGCTTTGTTAATATAGAAATCTCTAGATTGTGAATATTGGAAGCTACTAGCCTGACTAGATTGCTCTGTATTATTTTCCATAGATCCTTGATTAGTAAGCTGTGTATGCACCTTAGAATATACTTCATAGACTATGTAATGAGCTAACATAGGCTTTATAAACTGATTTAAGATAATAGTATTATCACCCGTTAAACTAACTCCAGCAATTTGAGTTAATAATTCATCATAATACTTTACACCTAATACACTTTTTACATACTTTCTTTGACTAGTTAAAATGTACTTATCAAAATAAGCAGTATCAAAATAATTATCATTTATAGCTTGACCACTTACCTCCGTTGAGGTCATCATCTCTGTATTATACGCCATAATTAACCTTTTTCAATTTCTTTTATCTTACTTTCAGCCCAGCTTTTCATAGACTTACCTCCCCATAATAAATAACTTATAGTTCCACAAGCTTTAGTATCACTAGGATCATAATACTCTTCAGCTCTTGATAAATAACTAAAAGTCCTTTTTATAGTGCTGAAACTTAACCCTCTTCTATTAGATATATCTTGCGCTCTTTGCTTTCCTACATTAGTAGCACATTTATTGTTTACTTCATCATTTAACTTTATACCTCTCTTTGCGTTGTTAACTGCACTATCTGGGTAATCAGCATAAGTTTTAGAATAAATACTATTTTGATAAGTGTTATTTATTTCATCTTCTACCTCGTCAGTATCTTCTATATTCTGAACTGCATTTTCATTAACAAATAATTCACCTCTTGCATCTTCTAACATTTCTAAGCCTAACATCTTTCTGGCTTCGTTAATAGTTACAACTGCATTTAAATCAACTTTAGCACTATCACCAACTGGAGAAACATTTAAAACTCCTATTTCAATATTAGAATACTTTGTATCTCGCTTTATAATTCTATTTAAGACTTTTAATAATGGCTCTTGAAAGTCAGGTATTACAACACTATTCATAAATTTGTCGTATTCATCTTTCAACTGTTGATTGCTTCCTAATTTACCACCTGTTTCAATACCAGCTAGACTTGGAGTAATTCTATGAGCTGTTATAATTGCTTTTGTTGTTAGTTGAGATAGTTCCATAAATTCGCCATCTCTTTCCCTTTCAAACTCTTTTATACTTGCTGCTTGCTCAGGGCTATCTAATAACTCAACTAAGAATTTGTCATTATTTGCCTCTCCTGTGAATTTATCTTTTATCTTTTCTACATATTGTTGAGCGTTCATCCCGTCAGGAACTTCACCAAACATCTGAATTAATACACTAGGAAAAAAGCCATTATCAAACTTATCGATATTGTACTTTGACATTCTGTACTCAATATCAATCCAATCTAAAGCCCCTACGTAATCAGGCAATCCATAAAAGTTAAACTCTGGATATTTACGCATGATGTGAATTAAAAACTCTTTTTGGTTTGTGCCATCAAAAAAATCTAATTCATTTACAGGATACTGAGCAGATGGTGTATTTGATAATTCTATATCTCTCCAAAAGTTGGATAAGTATGCAATATCACCTTTTTTACTTTTTCTAACCGTTGTAGCATCATAGCAATATAAAGCAGTATAGTCACCGCTTTTTTTAATATGAGGGTAAGCATTACCAGTTATTACATAAGACTGTATAATATCACTAAACACCTCGTATAAGCTCTCACCATCTGGGTTAACTTCATTGCACCATTCTTTAAAGTCATTAGGTAGCTCATCGTACTTAACATTTTCACCATCAACTTTAAAAGTGAATCCTTTACCCTTAATAAATGTTATCTTTTGATTTACTATGCTTGAATGAGTACTAGACCTTCTTGCTCTCTTTGCTAAATCATTTACATAGATGTTATCGGAATCTTGAAAAAATGGTATCCACTTTTGTTCAATGTCCTGATTAGGCCGCTTTTCCTTTTTAACTATCGGAGTAGTTATCGGGTCAGTTTTTACGGTACTAGCTTTTATATTACTAATCTTCTTTTGGCTCATCTTTGACCTTTTCTAGTGATACAACATCAGTAAAACCAGCGTTGTATAATTTCTTTAAATCCTTTTGACTTGTTTTCTCAGTTAGATTAATAACACCCACTGAACCCATTATTTTTTTACCTAAAAAACTAGGTTTTATAATAAATTTGCTCATAATACTAATATAATAAAATTATTCATATTTAAGATTAATAAAAAAAGGGAGAGCATCAAACTCTCCCAATGTTGCTAAGCAACTATCCACCATAAACAATATTATGAACCTAGTGATACTGTCCCTGAGCTGTTCGTCACTATTGAACCTACAAACTCTCTTACTAGTTGAGCTTGCTTTCCAGCAAAAGTTACTGTATAACCGTTTTGACCTTGTAATTCAGCTTCTAAGACTTCATTAGCAATAGCATCAACAGATGCATCTTTACCCATGATTTCATCGAATCCTAGTACAAAAGCTTTATTATCGTTAGTTTCTTTGTTGTAAGTTTCAAAGATTACTATTAAACCACATGATTCAACATAACTGTTAATTCCTTTAGCTTTTACTTTCTCCATTTTTGGAGAGAACACTTCCAAAGAAGTTTCATAAGAAATAGAACCATTCTCACGAGAACCTTCTGAACTGTATAACTTAGTTTCTAATTCTCCTTCAATCTCGAAAAACTTATCATCCGTAGTGCTTAAAGTAACGGCAGTATAAGAATGATTATCAGTAGAAGCAGTGAAAGTAGTTACATCATCTTTGTTGATAACGAATACTCTTTTGATACCACCTCTGCGGTTCTCATCGTTACAACTTATTAAAATATCTGTTGAAATTTCTGACATCTCTATAAAATTTATTAGTTAAAAAAATGCCCCCCATAAAGAGGGGCTTTATATTAAAAGTAGAAAGAAATCAACTCACCAAATACGAACTGAGCTCCCATCTTGTACTTAGCAATAATTTTTAATAACTCATCGTCATCATCATTACTTCTAAATTTCAACTGAGAACCAGCATCAGCAACATCAGTACCGATAACCAAGTTATCATCTACTGTGTAAACCATCATATTTTTACCTATGTCTGCACCTAAACCACCTGAGTTAGGGTTAGTAGCATCAGCTAATTGAGTATCCCATCCAGTAACCTCTACAACTGGAATACCTCTGAAAGTAAGAGATTGTCCATCTTGTAATAATTGAAGCCCTAGAGCATTTCCTGTTCCTAACTGCTCATAAGTAGTCATCAAGTTATCTACGATTGTAGCAGTAACTCTAAAGCTCTTAGATGCATTAGGCATTTGTCTTAAAACCTTAGTTTGGTTTTCGTAAGCAGATTTCAAAAGAGTATAAGCACCATCAGCAACCAAGTCACCGTTAGTATCTTCAACATTTGAAATAGCTGTCATTTCTACATATTTTCCTAAAGAAGCAGAACCTGTAACAAACAACTGTACAAAACCATCAAACTGGTTGTAGTCAGAACTTGCAGCAGTAGAAGCAGCGAACCATGCCATTCTCCCGTTATCGTCTGCGATTGCTTCAGCAACTCTTTTACGAGCAACTTCACCTACAACAGTATCAGTTAGATCATCGATTGCAGTACCAGAACCGTAAAACTCTTCAAAGATAGTACCGTAAAAAGCATCACCACATTCTTCGAGGTTAACTTTTAATTTAGATACTTCTAAAGTTCTATCTGAAACAGATGTTACTCCACCAGTTGCAGCAAAACCACAAGTAGTATACTTTCTAACGATTTTCGTTAGTGAGCTGTTAAGGTACATATTCGCCTTAACCTTAATGTTAGGTATAACCCTTATACCTGCTAAATCTGAACTACCCTCTTGAGGTGCAAAAAGAATTTCTGTAAATTCCTGACCTGAGTAAGTAGATGAGATTGATTGTGTAATAAAATTTGCCATCTTTTTTAATTTTAGCTTTTATATGAAGATTTTAAAATATTAAGGATTGCAGCTCCTAACTCATCCACCTCTTCAAATTTGGCTTCTGGGTTAGTTACATCTTCTTTTGCCTCTAATGGCTTTCTTGATGCTTTGGCTTTGTCCAGCTCTTTTTTCATTTCTGCCAACTCGCTATCTTTAGCGGTCAACTCAGCTTTAATTGACTCCATAAGCTCAGCCTTTATAAGCTTTGCATTAACGGCTTCAACATCAACTGCATCCTGTGGCTCTTCTGTTACTTCCTCTTCAACTTCCTCAACCTCTTCAACAGATTCCTCAACAGTTTCTTCAACTGCTTCCTCTTCTACTGCTTCAGCTTTAGGAGCTAATAAATCGGCAACATAAGCCTTTAGTTGGTCTAATAGACCTTCTTT